GGTTGTATAATATCATTACTATTCATCCTTTAAAAATGGTGGAGGTGGGTGGAGTTGAACCACCGTCTCTGGTCGCAACCAGATCGACACCTTTGCACCCCCCAAAAAGCCTCGCCCATAAGGGCGAGGCTGAGTTGTTAGAACGGCATTACGTCGTCCGCTTCTACGGTAACTTTAGGTTGAGCCTTCTTCTCTTGGAAGTCGGACACCTTTCCGCTTATGAAGTTCACTCCACTTTTAGACTGCTTCTTCCAACCTGCCAAGCGTTTTTCAACGCCATCTATGTTGATTTTACCAGTTACGTCTGGTTGACCTTCGTTCTGTTTGTTCTTGTTCGGAAACAAGGCAAACGAGTTTGTATCATCGTATTGTGCCATAGTTAGTTATATGATGTCATCGAGTTGTTGAACTCTCCGAGTTGTTTTAGTTGCGTTGGACTTACCGTGCGTGTTAGTTGCATCTGGGTCTAACGAAGAGTCTGAAATGCAGAAGAGATTACCTAATGCTCGCTTCAAACTGTAAGAAGCTGCACTACCAGTTATCTGTGCGTCATCCATACCTTTTTTGATTTCTGCTTCACGAGCATAACCAGTTGTACTAATGCTATCGCCTAGGGCTGTATCTGTTAAGGTAGATGTAGTTTGAACATATACTCTACCGCCAATCTCAACCATTGTGTCCTGGTTTACGAGAATCACCTCGAACTCCGATAACAAGGGTTTTACGGCAGATAATATATCTTCTGCGGATCGGTAGTTATAGCCACCGAATTTATTAGTTTGCCCTTTTGGGGCTTTCAAACAGGATTGTATACCCTGTAGTTTTTGACGTATCGTCAACTGTTTTAACTGAGTTGTTACTGTCTTTTTTTTGTCCATAATTACTTATATTTTCTCTTTATCAGAGAGGTTCGATACAACAAAGACCTGTCGGAAGAACTGTTGCAAGAACTAATTTCCATTTTAGAGCATTTATTTTTTTTAAGAATTTTTATCTGTTCGTCTTTACTTGCTCTGTTAAATCTTGAAATTATTTGTTTTAAACCGTTTGGGTGCAAATAATCCATATCTCCCTTGTCTATATATTCGCACACATTTTTAAGAGCAGCAGAGAGATCAACTGCAGAAAAAGAACCAAATCTTTTCCAAGAGTTTTCTATCTTTCCTAGCCAAGCGTTGGATTGCCGATGAAGAACTCCGCGAACCATCCCGGTATCGTGATTATGATCCAAGACTGCATCTTCTAGATTGCATTCAAATATAGGACACTTCTCTGGCTTGTTGTCCTCACGAAACTTTGCGATCTTGGTATAAGGTATATATTTCAGAGTAGACCCTTCTCTTTTAGTAGAGTCTTCCATCTGGCGAAGGTGCAGGGATGTATGCCCATCTGCTCGCAACCATATTTTACGGTATAACCCTTGTCTCTCATCTCTTCGATTGATTTAATAATATGTAGCTTCTCTTTGATAACCACCTTCCTGCCCTGAATGTTTTTGGCTGAAGGCATAAAATCTATGCCCCCAGATTCTCTTGCCACCTTTTCATTCTCTAGAAACTCTTTCTCTATTCTGTCTGCAGCCCAACTTATAAAGTTGCTGATCGAGTTACTACCAATAGCTTCGTAATCGTTGTTAATCATTATCTTGAGCGCATAAAGAACGCCATAGCCGAAGCACTTGCTTCGCGCTTGTCGAGTATGTCTTGAGGGTTAACGCCTTCAGCAACCTTGAGGTTTGCCAGTTCGTCAGCGTGCCAAGGACGATAGCCTAGCACGCGACCAAAGCCATAGCGTCCATCGGTAAAACTATGCTCTTTACCCTTGATTGATCTGAGAACCATAGGCACACCGTCTACGATGTAAGCCCGTCCAACTTTTAGTTCTGTATTGTTATCCATAGTAAATAGTATGTAATTACTTTTTTATTTTATCCTTTTAATTGATATTAATTTTGCCCGTCCACCTCTTTTTAAAGTTCCGACCCCACCCTTCTTTAGTCTATTTCTGAATATGTAGGATAGGGCTTGATTTTCGTCATTAGCCCACTTTTCAGATTTTTGTATGTTGTTGGCAGGTATGTCATCTCTCCGTATGGTTATCTCATATTCATTCATATAATCTGCTAAACAATGTAACAAAAGCCTTTGTAGCTACTTGTGGAACAACTCCGTTCCCCAAGAGCCTAAGTCTGTCGATGCGATGGGAAGACCCATTAGTTGCTCCACCCAATCTGGGTTCAGTTGCCCCTTTGACCTCTGCAGGTTTTGCCGTGACTCTGGGTGCTTCCCAGTCTCGTTGTAACTCTCCGGGTCTACTGGGAAATCGGTAATTAGACGGCTCGATGGATCGTATTCTACCATCTGGGGCAGGGCATCCATCCTGCTTTTGCCGTCCTTGCGAATCATACTCTCTGGTCTGTAACCGCCCTTGTAATCCCTCGCTCTTGGCGTTGCCCAATTCTCCTCGGCTTTGATCGCATCCTTGTATGCTTGCACCGCCACTTCGTCTACCTGCTCCCTCAAGTTCGATGGATCTGTCCTGCCCTTTCGACTTGTCGTCGCTTGCCTCACTGCAGCTTCGTAACTCCTTGGCGGTAGAATGTCCATCGTGTTTGGCGTAGCCCAACTCTTGACTTGAGTGCTGAGTCCGTCCCCGCTTGTCTTGCTTGCTCCCTTCCGATTGTGATTTCCGCATACGTTTGGAGTAGCCCAAGATGAAGACTCTTTTTCTTTGGTGAGGTGCGCCAACTTCACTCGCTGAGAATATTCCTGCCTCTGCGCAGTAACCCAGTCCTTCCAGTTCTCGGAGGACATATTGGAGAACCGATTCTCCCTCGGCTGTTTTTGCTGAGATAATTCCTTCAACGTTTTCGAGGAAAACAATTCGAGGTTGGCATTCCCGGATTCCGTCTCGGATGTAAGGGAACAGATGTCTGGGGTCTTCAGTTCCTCGACGCGATCCTGCATTTGAGAAGGGCTGACAGGGGAATCCCCCAGAGAGGATGTCCACCTTTCCACGAAACTTTCTGTATGGGAAGGTTTTAAGATTAGAGAAGATAGGTGCTGTATCCAAGACACCCGTTTCCATCTCTTTGACCAAGTTGGCGATGCAGTAGGTTTCGATCTCCACATAAGCGATTTCTCTGAGATTTGGGAAAACTGCTCGCAGTCCACGCCCAACCCCTTCATATCCGCTACATAGCGAGAGGTGTGTAAGTTCTTTGGTATTATCCACATTGTGTCCTTTCTTTATTGTTGTTGTTTTGCACTTATTACGTGTGCGTTTTTGTTGTATAAATAACCAACTACTTTGTTTACTGCGTCCGTATTTTTAAAGTCCGTATGCCAAGGCATCTCTCTCTTCTCGAACCCAAAGTCGTAGTTTTGTCTAATCAATTTTGATACATTCCAGATGTAAAGTGTAAATTCAAATTCATTTACATATACAAAGTCCTTCTTAACAGACTCGGCAATGCCGACGTTAGTATCCACCTTTAGCTGCTCAATTATCCAAGGATCGTAAGCCTTTCTTCTGGATTTTATCTCAAACAGATAGTCATCGTTCTCGTAGTCAAAATAACTAAATTGATCCCTAGCCTCGATGAGCTTACTCATCCTAGGAAACAAGACTGTTAGTTGCTCTGCTACTTCGCTCTCCGTCATCTTCCCTTGGGCATCCAGTCCATCCAGTATAATTTTGAAAGATATCTGAATCTTGTTACGCCCTTCTTGGCTTGCGTCTTAGTCCAGTTCTTATGATAGTGCTTCTTTGATTCTACGCAGATGCAAACGCTTGTGATGCCGGGATCGTAGTCCAGTCCCATAGTATCTTTTAGGAATCTTGCTTCGATAGCCAGCTGAGTGCAGTCCTTCTCTTCGTAAAACTTGCCACCAGTTCCTTTGGTATCTCTGCATTTATAATCAAACAGGTGATACTTGCCTTCTACCTTTGCTATCAAGTCAACAGAGCCAACTGATTTGAATTTATGGCAAAACAAAATCTTTTCTGTAGCTATTGGTTCTATGTCGTGATCGCACATAAAGTTAATAAAAGGAAAAACCCAACTGTCCCAAGCCGTAACAGATTCTTGATCTATGTTGCCCGTTCTCATAATCGATTCTATCTGATGCTCTAATCTGGCGTGAACGGCAGTCCCAAACTCTGAGCTACTAATGAGTTTACCATCAATTGGGCTAGTCCGAAAACCATACTTCATATCCATAAGTTCCGTGCTACTAGCTTCTGGGTGCAACCGAGCTAGCTCTACTAGCTTTCTGGGTGTCCATATATTATCCAAGAAGTCGCTCTTCTTACTGGACAATATAGTTGTTACAGATGGATACGCACCAATCTTTTTAGCTTGGCTAGGTGTCTTAGCATCTGTAAGAAAAGGCTCTTGAGAGCAGTCGTAAAAATGGCTCATAAAAGTTCCTTTAGTTTCTTTTTCTCCTCTTGCAGGGCTTTTCTTTGCTCCTGCATACGTTCTATCTTGTGAGATAAAATCCTTGATTCGGTGCGGATCATTTCAATCCTTGTTTGTATTCGCTCCTCTTGGGCTTCTCTTTTTTGTTCTGTAGTCATATTATATATATGGTTTTATATTTATTACGTTTATATCTGGTATTGGTTGTTCAAATTTGATTGAGGGTCTACCCATATTGGATACCACCCGTTTCCAGTAGTTAGATTGTTTGACCTCTGAGTAAAGACCGGGTGACAGGGTGAACCATTTAGTTTTGTCGTATCTCTTTCTATTGTAGTTAGATGCAATCAAAGCACCCTGTTCAGTTAATGATCTAAGAGTTCTAGCTATCTGCTGCTCCGTTAAAAAAGGGAAGTATGGAATCCAACCTTTGGCTGAGTTGTAAGTCCAATACTTCCCTTCTCTCTTATTGCGGTTATGTTTTTCGTTTAGCAAAACAAAGAATACAATAGTGTGCAGAATTACGGCTTCTCTCAGACCATACTTTTGGGCGTGAGCCTTGAGGAATGACTGTTGGTTGTGCATCCGTAATAGTCTGCCATTTTGTTCATCTCTTGTTCAAACCTTTTTCTGCCCATTACCTCTAAGGGTTGGGAGTCCTCGGTTTCCGATCCGTTGGCTGACTCGATCGCCATACATAAGGTGCAGGGCAACCCATCTGCTACAAAGAGATCATATAGCCTCTCGGCTTCCTCTCTCTTGTTAAATGCGTGAGCATACTGGGAAAAAGTTCCTCTTGGATTGCAGGTAACTATCCACATACTAACGTCCCTCGTAGTAAGTTATATACTTAGAGTTAGCCAAGGCTCTGACCCTAACATACATCTCTCTATCTCTCTCTTCCTGCAAGAGTTGCTCGTTAGCTTCTCTGCGAATTTCGGCTTCTTGTTTTTCAAAAAGCTCTCTCTTATCCTCTTCGGATAACCAGTTTATGGTGTCCATTTTTTTCCTTTGTTTGGTT